GAAGCAGCATCTTCAGCCGAGAAGTCTGTGTCAGCTTCGTCAAATAATGCTTCAGTACCACCTTGAGTAGCATAGCGTGATTTCATTGCAAAGATAAGACCAGTAGGTCCTGTCATTGGTTGAACACCACAAATGTCATACGCAATTAGGTTAGGCATTGCACGGCGAACTAGTGAAATTAGAACTGGGTCCCAATTGTCAACAGAACTACCCGTTGCGTTAGCAGGTGCAGCCTCAGCCATAAAGGCTTGGTCTTCCCTGACTGCTTTTTCTTGGTTCTCAAGAATCACAGTTGTAACAGCACGCTTATAGCTATCACCGATTTTTGGTAAATCTGGATGCTCTAATACTGGCTGCCACTTTTCTTGTAAATTTTCAGTAAGATACATTTATCTCTCCTTGTTATTTATTTTATTGTTTTAACCACTCTTGACTATTTTTTCAAAGAGTCAAGATTTCTTGAAATAGCGGCCGTATATGCAGCCATAGCATCGGATGTACCAGCGTCAGCAGGTATATTCGCCGCCACAGAATCAACCTCATCAGTAGATGTTGCCTCTTCTATTTTTGTCTTAGGGAAGTAAGATTCTTTAATAGTTTCTAACTTCTCTGCGAACTTCTCAGCACTATCGAACTCAACATTCTCAGCCATAGAAGCAAACTTCTCCTTCTCAGTATCAGCTAAATCTTCTGATACAGAAACGACTAAACTTGCTCTTTGTAATTCATTAGCGTCTTTTGAAAGAACAACATTCTTTTCGATTTGTTCGTTCAACTTAGACTCTAATTCTTTAACTTGAGATGTTAAATCATCTAGTACATTGTATTTTTCTTCAGGAACATCAATATAATGTTCTTTGAAAAGTCCTTTAAGTCCAGTGATGAAGTCCTCAGCGATTTCGGTACGAATACCTCTTTCAACTGCCAACTCATTTTCTTTCATCCATTCTTCAACAACATAGTTTAGATATGAATCGACTTTCTCGACCATAGCTTCTTTTACTGTTTCAGTTTCAGACGCAAGTTTCTCATCAAACTGTGCTTCTAGGATTTTCGTCTGTTCTTTAATTCTTGTCTTAACAGCAGCTTCAAAAATTGTCGCAGCCTTATCTTTAAATTCTTCAGATAAGTCAGCGTCAGATGAAACTAGTGCCTTGACATCATCAGATAAGTCAATTGAATCAACAGAATCTTCAGCGATTACTTCGTCCTCAGTTTCTACTTCTTCAGCCTTCGCAGATGGTTTGTTATCGTTTGGTAACGAACCGTCATTTGCGTTAGCATTAACTTGGTCTGAGTGTTTCTTAACCTTTTTCGTTGCGTCCGGGTTTGCATCTGTAGGCTTAACTACGGGTGCACCCAAATCTTCAGCGTCGTTTTTAAGGTGAGTTGGCTCAGCAGGAGAAGCATCTTTGTTAGCTGCGTTCTTTTGCTCTTCTAAGTCAACTTCTTTCTTAACTTCGGTTTCAGACATTCGGTCTCCTTTATTAAAAAATTAATTAATTTGTTAATTATAATTATTTATACAAATCGTCCGTTCCACTTTACGCTTTTCGGATAATCTGCGTACTTTTTTACAGTTTTGAAATAAAATTCGCAAAAACTTGTGCCTTGACTTCTGCCAATTCATGCATTTTTGCTTTTTCTATTTCTTGTTTGTATTCTTCAACGGTTTTACTTTTCAGTACGCCATTGTCCCATACCCACTCTTTTCCTTCCATGATACCTTCTACGAAAGCATCAGGTGCTGACGGGTCTGCAACAATGTCAGCCGCCGTTGCGAGATAAAAGTCCTTACCAACAACCCCTCTTCCGTTTGATTGTTGAATCGAACCCATACCTCTTGAAGATACACCCAACTGTGCGCCTTCGTCAATTAGATTTTTGACGATTTTGCCGTAAGGAGTATCCATAATTTTAGCCTCACCGATGAAGTTTTTACCTTCTGGAGTTAGACTAGTTATCATATGAGAAACTCTTTCGAGATTAACTGTTGGCCCGTCAGGGTGTCCCAGTTCGCCGAAAGCTCTTTTCTTATTGATAAATTCGTTTGTATATCTTTTGACTTCTTTAGCCAAAGTGTCGACAGGATAAACACGACCGTTACGGTTCTTGATATCTGCCTGCATAAAGACACCTTTAATCTTATAGTCTTGACCGCCTTTTGCGTTGCCTTCTGTTAAGATTTCAATATCTTCAATAGTTTCTGTAATTAGTTTCATTTATCCACCTTTTCGTTATTATAGACTTTATCGACTATACCTTGTTTAATTTCATCTCTCTTGACATTATACTTCTCAGCAAACGCCTCTTTAAATGCCTCAGCCAAAGTTGCCTTTGACTTAGTTCCGACTATTCTTTCTAATATTTCACGAGAACGGTCTTTAGGTTTTCTTTGAGCCATCTATCTTACTTCTATTACTAGTGTGTAGTTATCGCCTGCGACAAATCCCTTCGTAGACAATAACAAATCGCCTGCAGGAGATGTGTTCGCAGTTAGTGTCGCATTATTAGGTATACTATTACCAGCAGTATATAAATCCCAATAACCTGAACCACTAAAAAATCCTATTGTTGAGTTCGCACTTGATGTGCCACTTCCCGCCCACAATAGTTCTACACCAGATTTACCATTTGTTGTATTGACACTCCACCAAATCTTTGCAACACTCTTTGTCGCATCTTCGGTCATAAATGTCAACGCACTAGCGTCCATTTTTGTTACAAGTGTTTCACCTGAACCATCACTCATATTAGTAAGTTTAACTACAGTTTTAGTTCCTGTAGTATCTACTAAAGTTTGACTTGTTACAACATCAGCCATTAATTTCTCCTAAATTCTGTTACTAACAAATAACTCTTAACATTTGAGTCTGTTGTTAATTTAAATATTTTATCGTTACCAAATTTTAACTGACCAGGTCGTAATCCATACTTACCTTTACCAGTTAGTGATAATGTTTCATCACCAGCACTAATTGTCAATGTTCCTACAATACTGCCAACATTTTCTATCAAATAGTAGCACTCAATTAAACTTACTTTTGACTTATCTGTTCCTCCAGTAAGTTCAGTTTCAGCATTAACCAATACTTCATCGGTTTCAAATCCAATTCCTGTAGACTTAACAATGTACTTGGAAGTGGTATTCACAACCTTATCATTATTAATTGCCATGAGAAATTACGCAGTAAAGCTTTCGTCTTTTCTCAATTCTATAATAACACTACCAGAAGTACCAAAAGCACTTAACTCTAAGTCACCTGAAGTCGCTGTTGTGTTAGTTGCGTTATTAGTAATCTTACCAGCAGTACCATCATAGTGTCCTGTACCTGCAAGTTGAATTGCTGTTGTATCAGATGAGGCACCTTTAAATTGTATCTGTACATGACCTGTATTGTCATCAGCAGTACCTTGTACTAACTGCCACCATATTCTAGTGATATCTAGTTTTGCACCATTAGCGTGTCCCGCCAAACCACTTGCGTCAAGTATGTTTGAGTTAGCAGTAGTGTTATCGTCCATGTTTACTAAGACAGTTACTTTACCACCAGCAGCTCCACTACCTGTTGCAATTTTCGTGTCTTTGAGTGTTCTTGTTGCAATAGCCATTTTTTATCCTTTTACTTAATTAATTCGTTGTCAATATAATCTTCAATATCTGTAACACTAACACCGTGTTTCTTTGATATTGCCTTAACAATGCCTTCTATCTTAGAGATGAGAGGGTCAGACGCCTTGTTTATCATTGCATACATGTCTGTTATTGCCGCTTTCATCTTCGGAGATAATTTATTAAACTGCGTAGTCGGTAATGAAGTCTTTCGTTCAACCAGTTTACCTGTAAAACTTTTAAACGAAATTTCGCTCACTTACTCTTCCTCTACTACTTGGTCGTCATCAATCTCAAAATCAACATGGTCATCTGCATCAACTTCAGCCGCAACAGCATCAAAGTTAGCCTGAGCGCTATCTAAGCCAGAAGCATCTTGTACTGCTTCAAACTCATCTCCAGCATTTAGCCAGTCATTTGCAACAGTTTGTCTTTTAGCATCTAACGCCATACCAATTTTATCAGTCAACGCACTCTTAAATGCATCTTGAGCTGCAACATTGTCGCCACTCTGTAACGCATCAACCATATTTACTACACTTTCATTTGACATAATTATTCATCTCCTATATTTATATCACCATATTCATCATCGCCCATATCTTGCGAGGCGATAATTCCTTGTTTAATCTCTCTGGCAATCTGCCCATCAATTTCAATAATATCTTCATCTGATTGTTGTAAGATATTCTTTCTTACATACTCAACAGAATAGTATTTACCCACATAAGGACTTACTTCTTGTGCAAGACTTAATCTTTCTCTCAGTATCTCTGCATTTTTTAATTCAGCAAAGTACCCGTCTTTTAAAAAAGTATACTGTATGTGTTCTTTGATTTTCTGCCAATCTTCAATTGTGATAATACCTTTTAACACTAACTGTGTTTTAAGTATATCGTTAAAGACACCAGTAAATCTCTTTCTTAATCTCTGAACGAATTTTGTAAACTTCAGTTCATCTCTTGTAATCTCTGCGGCTCTGCCCATGTTGAAACCATTATCTGATTCCATTCTTGACATTGGCACATTCAAAGATTGATATAATTTCTTTTGAAAATATTCAACATCTGATATTTCACCAAGATTTTGACCACCAGACAATGTAGAAACTTCTGTGCCTTTTGCACCTTCTCTACGAGGTAACCAAAAATCTTCAAGCATTGACATGTGTTTTCTGTCATCTCTAATCTCACCAGTAGCGGCATCATAGACAAGTTTGTTTCTATATCTTGCCATAACATCTCTTAGATAAGATTCTGCTTTTACTTTAGGCAAGTTACCGACATCAACATAGAATATTCTTCTTTCAGGTGCTCTTACTATTCTGTAAATAACAACAGCATCTTCAATCATTCTTAACTGATTGACAGGTTTAATTGCCTTATGTAAATGACCCATAACCATATTCTTAGTTTGGTCAATTACACCAGATGTTACATAGGTAATAGAGTCAGCAGAAATTTTAAGACCAGCATTTGAGTTTGCTGACGATATTCCTTTTTCGTTATACACAAACCATTCTGCGGTTGTTTCTATAACTTCTACGCCTTTACCTTTGTTATCTCTTTTTTTAGCGACTTCACGAACTTTCTTAATCTTTCGTGGGTCGATGTATCGTATTTCTGTGAGTCCTTTTCGTGGGCTCTTTGGGTCGATAACTTTATGAAAGTAGATTCTACCATCAACATACCATCTTTTAAAAATGTCGTGACCTTTTTCGTCAAAGTTAAGCAATCGCAAAACTTCGTCAAATTCATCTCGAACTTTCGCTTTGATGTTATCTGATATCATTAGTTTGTCTAACGATACAGATACAGAAGCATCTCTCTCATCTGAAACAATGACTTCATTGATAATATCTTCGACTGCCATATCACACTCTGGGTGTTGTGCAATCTCACGATATCTCTTTATTAAGTCAATATCATTCTTGGCAGTAACTTCCATATCCAAGTATTGGCCAAAATAACCGCCAGCGGATATAGTTGTTGTACCATCATCAGGAGAAGCGACAGTAAATGCTTGTTTAGCCTCTGCCGGCTTCCCTGAATCTTGATTGTTTCTCGTTATTTGGAATCCAAGTAAATTAGCCATATTATATTTCCTTATAACTTAGTTAAATTTTAAATTATGTAGTTGTATCTGTTTCAAAGTATTGATATGTGAATGAGCAACCAAAATCTTCGATTGAATCATTATCACTAGCCGATAATGCAATATCATCTAGTGAAGTAGGAAATGCCCCTCTTAAAATATAAGTTTTTAGAGTTGCACCATTTCTGTCTAAATGGTCTACTTTAATATCAACTTGATAGTTAGAAGGATTTGTTAATCCCTCATTATCAGTCATATTATTCATACCATTCATCCATCTTTCCATAGCACGATAGATTTTAAAGTCAGTATCATTCAATACAGTCATTGACCACGGAGCGAATGTTCTATCGCCCACTAGATTCAACACACGACCTCTAAACGGTACAGACACAGTTCCTAGTGATTGACCAGGAATTGAAGTAGCAGTACACAGATAAGATAAGTCAGATGTTTCACCACCAACTTCTGCATAACCAGGAAAAGCCATAGTGACCTTAAACTGATTCGCTCTTGCACCGCCGCCTGATAGTCGAGATTTAAATTCATTAATGTTTGGCATTATATTTTCTCCTCTCTATTAAGCGCCTGCAACTTCACTAAAGGCTACGCCTGAACGAGTTGCGACAAAGTTAAGTTGAATGAAGTTAATAGAACGATTAGGTCTAACAAAAATGTCTGCCCTAAATTCGTTTCTGTCTATAACATCGCTTGTATTGTTAGAAGCATCACATACGACTTGGAAGTCTGTAATACCTCTACGACCTTGAACATCTCTCAAGAATGGTTCTACTAAGTTTCTAAAGTTCGCCCTAGAGAATTCATCATTGAATTCAAATAGTTGGAATTTAGCAGCAGTAGAAACTGTTTTCTCAAGAACAATGAACAACCTACGAACATTGATTCTATCAAATGCACTTGGTTTTGATTGAGCGGTCTTATCGCCAAATAACACAGTACCTTGTCCTGGGAAAGCAACAACTGGATTTACTCTTGATTTGTAGAGTTCATCTCTTTGTGTTTGATTAGGATTAAAGGCAAGTTTTATTGCGCCT